GGTTATGGTGGTGGGTCAGGAAGTTTCTGAAAGAAGTTTTTGGGTAACAAGAGTACAACCTAAACTCGACCTCATAGCTGGTTGGGCAAGGTCTGGGTTAGATAACACTCAGATAGCAAGGAATCTTGGGGTTAGTATAACAACCTTGAAGACTTGTCTGAAATCGTACCAAGAACTTGAAGATGCACTTATGGAAGGTCGTGAGTATGCAGAAGTATTGGTTGAAAATGCTTTGTTTAAAAAGGCTGTTGGGTATACATACAAAGAGACGGTCAAGGAAAGAGTAAAAGAGTACGAGCCTGTATTTGATGACGAGGGTAACCTTGTAACTCACAGGTGGAGCGGTCGATATGAGGTTGTAACTACTAAACAAACCGCCAAGACACAAGCTCCTGATACACAAGCAATAATCTACTGGTTAGAACATAGAGCACCTAAACGCTGGAAAAAGTTTTTGGATGACTCAGATGATTCGCCAATCGAAATTATAATCAGAAAGAAAGTACAAAATGCACTTGAAGAACAAAGTGTCTTAGAACAGGAAAACGCTGAAGGATAGTTTTACAAGGCTATTTTTCATTTCGTTTCCTAAAATGAATACTTATATTAAAAGTATAAATAAAAAGTAACCTGACCAATAAGTCTTTGTTTAAAAAGGAGAGTAAAATGATTATCGAAAAGGAAATAAATCCTCACTTTGAAGATTTTATATTTAACTGGGATAATTTTATACAGCTCCTTGTTGGTGGGTATGGCTCAAGTAAATCTTATCATGTTGCGGTTAAACTTATATTAAAGCTCGTACAAGAAAAGCGTAAAGCTCTTGTGGTAAGAGAAGTCTTCGATACGCTCAGAGATAGTTGTTATGATTTGTTGTTGGAGGTTATTGACAGTCTTGGGTTAGACGATTTTTTTAAAACAACAACTTCACCTATGCGTATAGAAGGCAAAAACGGCTCCAAAATAATATTTAAAGGTATGGATAAACCAACCAAATTAAAGTCGTTGAATGGTGTCACTATTGTTTGGGTTGAAGAAGCACCTGAAGTAAAGTATGCTGGATACAAAGAGTTAATAGGTAGACTAAGACATCCAACGCTGCCATTGTTTATTATGCTAAGCAGCAACCCAGCTCCTAAGAGTAACTGGTTGTTCCAGCATTTCTTTAAATTAAGAGGTTTTAACGATGAAACGCTGTATAGAGAAAGAGTAGTTGTGAAAGACAAGGTTTTGTATCACCACAGTACTGCTGACGATAACTTGTTTCTACCAAGAAGCTACATCGAGCAGCTTGATGATATGAAAACTTATGACCCAGATTTGTATCGTGTTGCTCGTTTGGGTAGATTTGGAGTTACAGGGTTGTTGGTACTGCCTCAGTTCGAGGTTATGCCTCACCAAGAAGTTATCAATGCAATAAGGTATATCCCAAGTCATCTTAAAAGAGCTGGCATGGACTTCGGATTCGTAACAAGCTATAATGCTTTAATAAGAATGGCTATAGACCACGATCAACGTATACTATACATCTATAGTGAATATTACAAAAACAAAACCACTGACGACAAGACGGCTGAGGACATAAAAGAGTTCGCTGAAACGGGCGAGTTAATCAGAGCTGACTGCGCAGAACCAAAAACTATAAAATACTATAAGCAACAAGGCTTCAACATAAAGCCAGCAAAGAAGTTTCCTGGATCAAGACTTCAGTATACCAAGAAAGTAAAGAGGTTTAAACAAATAATCTGTAGCGACGAGTGTAAACACACAATAGATGAGCTACAAGAACTCACGTATCTCACAGATAAAGACGGGAATTTAATAGAAGATGAGTTTAGTACAGACCCCCATACGTTTTCAGCTATATGGTATGGTCTTGACGGATATGAGGTGTCAGATTTAAAAGGCGCATATGGCGTAGTTACTACATAAGGAGGATTTACTCATGGACAAGGTGACGAGAAATAAAAAGCGATTAATGTCTAAACCTAAGATGTACAAAGCTGAGAATGATCCTGTTATTCTAGCAGCTCTGCGTATAATGCCTATCTTAGATGTGCTAAACGATACGCAACGTATTAGGGTTATGGATTTTTTAGACGGTAAATACTTTAATGCGCTGGATATGGTTGAATACATAGATGAGGAGGATAGTGACTAATGTTAACTGATTTAAGTTTTTTATCTATTGGTAAACCATTTCCCCCTGAGGACAGAGACACAAGAGCAAGACTAAAGAGATATGCTATTAATAGAGCTATATTTGAGGGTGAACATGCTACTGTGTACGAACAACAGTTTAAAAGAATAGAACGTGTCATAGGTAACTTTGGAGAGGTTATATCCTATCCTGTATTGCTAAACTATCAGAAACTTATAAGCTTAAAGGTTGGAGACTTGCTATTCGGAGAGTTTCCTAAGATATCTTGTGGCGAAGATGATAGTCCTGAGTACGAGACCATAGAAACTATCTGTGAGGATAGTGACTTAGTAAACACTCTATACGAATCTGCTATAGACGTGTCTAGATATGGAGATGCTATACTATACGTATACTCAGACGAGGGAAGAGGCAAAATAGATGTATCACAACCGTCACTGTGGTTTCCAGTAGTTAGTGCCGACAATGTTAAAAAGATTTTACACCATGTGTTAGCTTGGAGTTACGAGGAGAATAGTGTAGACTATCTTAAAGCTCAAGTTCATAGCAAGGGTGTGTATACTGAGTCAGTTTTCTTGCTCGAAAAGAGTATGTCAGGAAGTTTTAATATAAAGTCCTTACTTACTACTACAGATATTAAAACTGGCTTGGATGACTTTGCTATAGTTCATGTACCAAACGTAATGACCTCGGATAGAGTAACTGGTCTGGATGACTACTCTGATATTGATACTATAGTAAGCGAACTACTAGTAAGGGTTGGACAAATAAGTAAAGTGTTAGACAAGCATGCAGCTCCGTCTGTGTCTGGTCCAAGCACAGCACTAGAGAAAGACCCCACAAGTGGAGAATGGAGACTTAAGATGGGCAACTATTTCCCAAGAGATAGTGCCGATGAGCCCACTGTAGATTATGTAACTTGGGACGCCAACTTGGACAGTAGTTTTAAACAAATCGAAGTATTGATTAACTCCTTGTACATAATAAGCGAAATGGGAGCAATTTTATTAGGTGATGTAGATAAGATGGGTAACTCTGTTTCAGGTACTGCTCTGAGACTTAAGATGATGTCACCACTAGCCAAGGTTAAGAGAGTATCAAAAAGGTTCGCACCAGCTATAAAGTCGGCTCTTAGGTTGTGCAGTCAACTTGGTGGTGCGGGTATAGCAAATCTGAATGATTCGAGTATCAGCATAACATGGATGGACGGAATACCAAACGACGATACAGAGATAGCTAACATAATTAACATTCGTACTGGAGGAAAAGCTTCTATGTCTGTTAAACGAGCACTAATGCAGTATGACGAGATGTGTAACGACGAAGCTGATGAAGAGTTAGCTCTTATCGCTGAGGAAGACGCAGCTGCTAACCCCATGATAGATACAATATCAGGAGGTAGCATAGGAGATAGTAAGAATAGCGAGGACGGTGAGGAGTAATGGCCAAAGCCATACCACTACCTAAGTATATAACTGATCTTATGAAAGTATATACAGATTCAAAACAAAGGCTCATAGATACAGTATCTAAGGGTACAGCTCGAGGAAACGCAATAGGTTATCAACAAAAACTTATCAGACAGATAGATGCAGAGATTGCAAAGCTTAACAAGTTTAGTATCGACTGGGCAAACGATACTCTACCAAAGGAATATCGAAAGGGTGCCGAAGCTGCTATTAAGGGAATAAGGGATTTAGGCTCTTCTATACCAGAGTTTGCTGAGTTCTCCAAGTTACATACGAGAGCAATAGAAGCTATAATACAGAACGCTTCAGACGATTTGATTAACGCTAATAATTTTGTGGGTAGAAGCGTAAAGGATATAATCAGAACAGAAACTAACCAAGCTATAGCACAGAAACTATCCACAGGAGAGACAGTTAAACAAGCTCAAAAAGGTATACAAAATGCTTTGGTAGATGCGGGGTATAAGTTTGTACCCACAAAGAGTGGTAGAAGGCTCAATTTAGAGTCATATGCCGAAACTGTGGCTAGAAGTACAACTAGAGAAGCGACTAACATAGGAACTTTAAACCAGTTAACCTCTTCGGGCAAGGACTTAGTAAAGATGTCCAATCATAGCTCCAGTTGTGGGGTATGTGCTCCGCTAGAAGGCAGGGTATACAGTATATCAGGCACAAGTAAAGACTATCCTCCTTTGAGTAAAGCATATTCAGGGGTTCACGCTAATATACACCCAAATTGTAGACATGTTATAATGCCTTATATACCAATGTTAGCGGATGATCCAGAAGGGGACAAAGAGTTTAGTAACAGACCCTTTGATACAGACCCAAGAAGTCAAACAGAGATAGACAACTATAACAATCAACAAAAAGAAAAGTCAGAACTTAACCGAGACAAAAGACAGTGGGAGAGGTACAAGACAGTAATGCCTGATAACACGCCCAAAACTCTGTCTGGGTTTAGAAAAATGAAACAAGCTAACAGCGAGAAGTTTCAACAACTACAAAGCGATTACAAGAGTGTGAGACAGGATAGATAAACAAATAGGCACTTATGCCGTTAAAATAAGAGGAGGATACAAACATGAGCAAAGAATTATTCGGTGAAGAACTATGGAACAACATCCAGAGTGTAGTAAAAGAGAAAGGCGTGAATCTTATAGTCGACAATAAGGAGAAGCCTGAGTACATACCCAAAAGCAGATTCGATGAAGTTATCGGGAGCAAAAACGAGTTGAAAACTCAAGTTGGAGAGTTATCCAATCAACTTAACGTTCTTAAAGAA